AGTGATTGAGAAATGGGTTGCTGACACCGTGCGAGTACGATGAGAGAACGTTGAACGCGTATAGTTTTGCTCTAATTTTCCACTCGCCTTCACCCACCATGTCTCCAAGACATTTTCCGATTGCACGAAATAACACACCGATGTTTTTCACGGCGAAAATACCGTCGGGTGTGTGCACGGGGGAATGTTTTAGAAACTGACAATCCGTATCTTTAAACACTTCGTCCACCGTCACAATGTAACCGAGCTTCCATGCACTCTTTTCAATCTCTTCGACACTCGTAACTTCATCAATGACACACTGACGCATTATTGACATCATAGCGTAAGTGTTGATGAGAGTAGTAAAGACGTGACCAGAGGGTAAATACGGCATCAAAGGAATTAACCAAGATGGCAGATCGTGTTTGTCCGGTCCCATAATACCAAGTGGTTTCAGGATGTGTGCGATGAGACGTTTATACAACCGGTAATCATATTGGAAGAATTTAGCGAAACCTTTGAAGACGTGTGGGGAATGAGATGCATCACATGATTTTATGTCGATGTTGAAACGGAACCACAACTGTTTCTTCCGATCAAAAATCTTTAACATAGCATCGTCTGAGTGTACCCACGCACGAGTTTTAATGTCATCGGTTGATAAGTCGCAAGCACTTCGCGCCCATTCAGTCATACTACGGAAAGACGGTTTGGGAACAAAAGTGATCTCAGCTGGTGGACGATCATTGCCATCCTTAAAGGCTTTACGCGGAATTTTTAGTGGATGTTGCGCTACTCCATTCTTGAGGTCGCGTATTGGAGCACTACCGTCAAGAGTTGAAGCCACACCGAGAGAAGCGTAGGTTCGAGCTTTCTTACCAGCCTTGGCGATTTCGTTCTTCTTCTTGAGTGTGTTACGCACAATCTTCTGGTAGTACGGTCCAAAATTCCGGATCTCATCGTTCACTTTCTTGTAGACGGCTTTCCTCTCAGTGGCGTAATCAACAGCTGTGTCTCTGTTTTGCTCGTCGTCACGTGCCTCCCTAGAGATACATTCTGATACCAATTCCCATTCATCACACCACATTTTACCCGAACCAAACGTCTTGCGTTGGTTTCGAAACGACTCAGCGAGTTTTTCAGGGTGGGCTGGATCAGGAACAGATAACAGGCGCATCAACATACTGTTGATGTTTTCAAAACTTGACTGGTGGGTACAAGCGTCGCTAGGAATGTGTGGACCAAAACAAGAAACATAATAATTCGTTGTCAATTTCGAGGTCCAATCACTATAATACTCACTACACAATTGCCCTCCAGTTTTCACCCAACCAGGACCCATACACTTGAATTTTTGGTTGAAGTGAAAATCGAACGCTCCTGCGCTATCGAGTCCTAAAATTCGATATATATCGTTGGAGTTACGAGTGTTGGCTGGTTGTGCGGAATCTCGGTATGCAATAGCTTTGGAACCGTCGTAGGAGGTGCGGTAGTCATTCTTAAAACGGATATTCTGCGCGTATCTAGTAGTGTTCTCCATGATCTGATTGCGTACAGGGTGCGTGCCAACCCAGTCCATGAATAAAGGATGCTGCGATTTGAAACACGCTCGCAATGAACTAGACAGATTATTACGCACTTTACCGTTTTCACCAACGGCTTGCGTGACAGGTGCTGCCCAGCTCGTCATGTAATTTGCGACCGCAACGTAGATCTCGAGGACTTCACAAGTTCCGTAGCCAGCAGAGCGGAGGACGTCCACACGTGCTTTTGCATCACCAAAATTCCAACCAAAGAGTTTTTGAGTAACATTGCGTTGCACAATTTCGGAGCTGGCTGATTTACTGCAAGCTGGCTGCACGAACGGCATTGTACTAATAAACTTTGCGAATTTTGCAGAAATCTTTTCACGCAGAGTGCTTGACACCAAGTCGCCTTTACTGAAAACTGAAACGAACGATGTTTCTTTGGAAATCATACGTTTACTCGGATTCACAGGAGTCCAGTCCATCTTCGATTTTGAAATGATTTCGTTTTTAACAGCGTCGGTTGGTCCGTCTGCGTCGTCATCACTGTCGCCATCAGATGCTGCAGAGTCGGAAGATTCTGCATCTTGATTTTTGGCAACTGGATCTTGCGGAAAGTTGGAACCAGAGTCCGGTTTAATTGCGGGTTCTTTAGGAGCGTGTTTGCCCTCCGGTATCGGATATTTCTTTTCCGATGGTTTGCTATCGTCCGCAACTTCGTGAGGTTGGAAAGGCAATTTCATTTCTTCAGTTTTGACTTCACGTTCTTTCTTTTCGGTTTTAACACCTGGGAAATCGCTCACAGACGGTGAGGTAACGTTTGGTCGTACGAGAGGAATCCGAACCGTCTCGTGTTGCACTGGAGGTAAATGAAATGCAGAATACTCATCGTTATCGATGGTTTTTCCTTCCTTCACTTTCGCGTACTTTCTGATTTCGGCAGCAATGGAAACTTTCTTTATAAAATTCGTGTGTTGCTTGACGTCGTGTGCGTGCACTTTGTTCGCACAATTCTTTACACGTTTCGACTTGCACAACACCCAAATGACTTGATTTGGCTTATGTTTCCTATCGATCATATGACGCAATGCCGCCCCACTCGCTTCACCTCTTTTCTTCGTATGATAGTGGCCGTCGATGCGACAATGT